ACGAGAGCGTTCACCACTATTTGATAACCTCAGACGAACGTACAACTTATTATAACTTACCTTTGCTATTGACAAAACAAAACTGCCTCATTTCTGCTGTGAGGCACGATTAATAACCCACAAGTAAGAAATGGCAAAATTAAGAATTTACAATCAGATTGTCAACGAGGAGGATAAGGTCTTTCTGCAGGACTGGTACGGCACGGACGGTGTTTGCTACAAAGACATTCCAGAGTTCCTTGACTCCATGGAAGAGGGCGACAACGAGATTGACATCAAGCTTCACTGCCCTGGCGGAGATTGCATTGAAGGTTGGGCAATCTATGACGCTCTGCGTAACTCCGGAAAGACAATCTCTGCAACCATCGAGGGCGAGTGCTCCTCTATGGCTACTATCATTCTCCTTGCCGCTCCAAAGGAACGGAGATTTGGCTTCGAGAATGCAAGAATGTGTATTCACAACCCTGCGTTTGATTGGCTTGACCTTTGGAGTGACGAAAGGCTCACGGCAGACGAGATTAACAACCTCAAAGCAAAGCTCACAGCGCAGGAGCTCTCTCTCAGGGAGGAGCAGAACAAAATTCTGAACCTTTATGTTGAGCGCACGGGGGCCGACCGCGAGGAATTGCAGTCGCTCATGAACGAAGACAAGTACGTTGATATGGCACGAGCAACGGAACTTGGCTTTATAGCCTCAACACTCGCTCCTAATACGGACAACAAGAAAAAACATAAATCATCAAAATCAAGCAAAATGGCAAAAGAACAGATTAAGATTGAGAACCGCATCGTAAAGAAGCTGCTCTCTATGGCTGGTATCGCCAAGATTGAGGACGTGCAGATCCTCGACCAAAAGATTACCGCCGCCGACGGCACCGAGTTCACCGTAGAGCGTGAGGACGGCGACCCGCAGGTTGGCGACAAGGCTTATCCCAACGGAACATACGTTCTTGAGGACGGCACTACTATCGTAGTTGCAGACGAGGTTATCGAGTCCATCACTCCTGCCGACAATGGCGAGGGCGAAGGTGGCGACGGCAACGGCGAGGGTGACGGAAGCAATGATCTCAAGGCACAGGTAGACAACCTCACGCAGCAGGTAGCCGACCTTACCGAGCAGGTGAACACACTCACCTCCGAGAAGGATGCTCTCGCAACCGACAAGGCAAATCTCGAAAGCAAGGTTACAGACCTTGAGGCAAAGGTGGCAGCACTGGAGCCAGAGGCAAAGACCGACGAGGAGAAGGCTATCCTTGATGTCGTAAACAAAGCCGGTGGCAAGGCGTGGCTCGACGGACTGAAGGATATGTCATCCACATTCACCGCAAGCAACCGCAAGTTTGTGGCTCATGGCGACAACAACGGCGGACAGCAGGGCGAGACAAGAGCACAGCGTATGCTCCGTGAGCAGCGTGAACGTCAGGAGGCAAAGCGCAAGGCTCGCAAGTAGTAATCAACATGTATAACGAATAAAACAAGAAGCATTATATGAAAACAATAGACTTCAATAGTTTTACCGTCGACAATGGTGCGATTCGTGACCTTAACGAGTTGCTTTTCACATCAATCTTCAACGACCCCGACCTTGAGCGTACCTGTACCATGGTGACAGACCTCACCAATGGTCAGAAGTTCGGTATGCTCGACTCTATGGGTGATGTCGGCGAGAGCGGCGGTGGCTGTGACCCCACCTACAGCAAGATTAAGGTTACTGGTATCGAGAAGACTTGGGATTTGGGCAAGTGGCGCATCCCTAAGTCTGTCTGCTACGAGGACCTGACCAACACGCTTGCCAAGTATGGAATGCATCCTGGCACAGAAGCAGGCGACATCACCGATACGCCTTACTTCGACAAGGTTCTTGAACCTCTGCTCCAGAAGGCTATCACCGAGATGTTCTGGCGTCTTACATGGTTCGGCGACAAGGACGCAAAGAACGTATCCTCATCTGGCATTGACACCGTTGGAGGTGGTCATATCACCGATACCATTGACCCGAAGTTGCTCAAGCCGACCGATGGCTTCTGGAAGCGCCTGCAGGCTATCATCGCCGATAATGCCGGACAGCAGACACAGATTGCAGCCAACAACTCTGCATCTAAGGCTCTTCAGAAAACAGACCTCCGCAAGTCGGGTGTGGCTATCGGTATCGTAGATGATATGCTCACCGACGCAGACTCTCGCATCTTCGACAAGCCCGACCACGCTATCATGATGACCAACTCGCTCTACAAGGCTCTGCGTAACGATGTCGTAGACAAGTACGGCAAGACGACAATGCCTTTCGAGTTCGTCAGTTCTGGTATCGGTCTGTCCGAGTATGACGGCCATACCGTGATTGTGCTTGACATTTGGGACCGCCTTATCCGCAAGTTCGAGGACAACGGCACGACCCTCAACTGCCCGCACCGCGCCGTTCTCTGCTCACCGAGCAACCTCTTCGTAGGAACCTCAGATAAAGACCGTATGTCATCACTTGATGTAGAGTTCGACAAGCGCAAGCGTGACAACTACATCTTTGCCGAATCAGACCTTGGTACTGTCATTGGTGAGGATGACCTCGTGCAGGTAGCCATTTAACATAAAGTCTAACAAAGAGGGGGAGGCTACAACCTCCCCTTTATGAATTAAACAATAACCATTATGGCAGAAACATGTGATTTTGCTCTCGCACAAGACATTTCTGTGAACTGCGAGAAACCACAGCAGGCAGGTCTGAGAAACACAGGCTGGCTCATCAACTATGACGAAATTGATTGGGCAACGCTCGTACGGACCGACAATGTTGTTTCCAAACTCGCCCTCGCGTCCGGCAGAGCTTATAAGGTTGTTGTTCCGGGAAAGACACCTTTCACTGGCACACAGACAGCCCTTACTACAGGAACTTACCTTAATAAGTTCACCAAGACGGCAGCTATTGTTGTTCTTAATTCGGGTCCTGATGTTTCGAAGAATGTCATTGACCAGCTTGCCAATGGATGCTTTGTATTCATTTTTGAAAACAAGTACCGTGGCGCTGACGACAAGAACACCTTTGAGATTTACGGCTTGGAGCAAGGCTTGACAGCTTCTGAAATGACCAACGATAAGTACAGCGAGGACACTGATGGCGGTTGGGCTGTAAACCTTGTTGAGGAAGGTGCCCCAAGTAGCGGCATCTTCCTGTTTACTGAGTCTCTCGCTGCAACTCGTGCAGCGTTAAAATCTCTTGAAACAGGCTCACACACAGAATAACGTATGGAAGATTACGGTGTGATTATGAGCCGACTGACTGAAATGAGGAGCCGTTACGATAACGGCTTCTCATCATCAGACAGAGGCTATATTGAGCGACTTTACCGAATGTTGCTTGATAAACCGATAAGGAAGACCGGTTGCGCTGATTGCTACCGTGATGCCTACATCGAAGTATTCACTTATCTTAAAAGAACAGGAACAATGCCTACAAAACCAAATTATATTCTAAAGGCTGGTGTCATCGTGCACCCTAACGGAACAAACAAGTTTTATGCTAATGCGAATATCCCCGACGAGGTCGCGGAAAAGCGCCTCGCAGAGTACCCCGAATCAATCTCCGACTTCCTCTCGTACCCGAGTGACTACCTCGCTCGTGTCGAAGCACGCAAAAATGGTGAGGTGTCTGCTCCGACAGACCTCGAAGCCATGTCGGCAGCGTATAAGGAGGCTGTGGAGGAGCGTAATGCAGCAACAATCGAGATTGCTGCAAAAAAGCAGGAGATTGAGACCCTCAAGGCGAAACTGGCTCTTACCGAGGATGAACTTGCATCCGTGAAGAAACAGCTTGAGGATCAGCCCACCGCATCAGCAGATGATGACGGCGCACTCTCAATGGAGATTGAAACCCTCAAATCAGACCTCGAAGCGGCAAACGCAGAGAACGCCGCTCTGAAGAAAGAGCTTGAGGAAGTAAAAGCCGCAGCCAGCACTACCACCAAGAAACGTGGTGCCAAGTCTGCAGAGTAACCCTTTTAAGTAATCATCATGGCAGAATACAATGAAAAGAAACGTAACGCACTCGGCATCATCGGGTGGTTCGTAGTGTCACTCGTCATCAATCTTCTCGCTCTTGTGCCTATGGTACTCCGCGAGCGTTACCAGTGGAAGAAGTACAACCTCCCCGAAATCGAGTGGTACGACATTCTGCGCTACGGCGTGGCAATCGTCATCGGCAGTGGTCTGCAAGGACTGGCACTGCAGTATTTCTTTGGAATGTAACATCGGAAACAAACAAATAACCCATTGCACTCATGAATATCAATAACGTAAGAAAGCCCAAGAAAAGAATTGACGTGAGCTATTGCTCCACGTTGAACATCCAGCTCTACGGAAGGGATAATCTCTATCCGCAGAGGATGCGTGACCTTATCCAGAGTTCACACACAGGAGGGGCTTGCTGTGAGCGTTATCAGACATTTATCGAGGGCAATGGGTTAAACAACACCGAGTTCTCGGAGTATGTCTGCAACCGTGCCGGCGATACCGTGGATGACATTTTCCGACTGATAGCCCATGATATGGCAATGTACCACGGCTTTGCCCTGCATGTGAACTACAACATCTTCGGCGAGATTGTCGAGGTTTCCCATGTTCCTTTTGAAACGTGCCGACTGGAAGAGGAAACCGATGACGGAAAGGTGGTGTACATCAACTATCATCCCGACTGGACTGGCCACAAGACCCGAAAAGGTAAGTATATCCGTGTCACAAAGGATAACACAAAGAAAATCTACACATTCAACCCACGTAGAGAGGTTGTCATGGCGCAGATAAGGAAAAGTGGCGGCATTGAGAATTACAAAGGGCAGATATTGTGGTTCTCAATGGCTGGCAAGTGGGAATACCCATGCCCGATATATGACAAGGTGGTTACAAATATTTCCACGGATGAAGGTCTTGACAATGTGAAATACCGCAATGTGCGAAACAATTTCCTGCTTGCTGGTATGCTCACGCATAAGAAAGGTTCTTCACTCGGAATTGACGAGAATGGTAACGAAATCAAAGACGAGAACGACAACTCTGCAAGCATCAGCGAGAGTCTTGACATCTTCCAAGGCGATGAAAATGCTTGTGCCATCATGGATGTCACCATTGAGTCGGATGAAGACAAGCCGGAGTTTACATCGTTTGAAGCGCAGAACTTCGACTCCAAATTCAAGTGTACCGAAGAGAGTGTTACTAAGAGTATCTATATAGCCTTTGGCCAAGAGGTATTCTACCGAATTATCGAAGGCTCGCTTGGCTTCTCCACAGACATTATGTCTGAGGCTTTCCGATATTACAGCTCTTACACCAGTAGTCCTCGACGCGCAATCAGTCGTGCCTTGAAGCGTATCTTCGACAACTGGAAAGAGAATGTAAACCCGTCGGATGATTATGAGATACAACCACTTGTGTACCAAGGAAAATAAATTTATATGGAACATATATTACAACCTACTGACGTTCGGTCGCTCGGACGACCTATCGGAAAGGTTGCTGATGAGAAGTTGATGGCGTTTATCACTGAGGCAGAGCAGCTAC